CCTAGCTCCAGCACGCGCCTTGTGGTTTATGTACTTCACATAAACCAACAGAAAGTAACTCTTGGTCGGGTTACTTTCTTGCTATGAAGGTACGGCAACTCCCGTTTGTAGCCGAGTACTGTGTAGGCGCGGAAGTGAGGTGCTGGAGCCAAGTTCTTTTTTTTTCAAAAAGTACGAACGTGTATATTCACTACGTGAACACGACGCTTGCACGCTTCGACCTGAGCATCGGTCGAATCTTTCGACACCCAGCGATCAAAATCGCAATTGGTCGTGAAGATTTTTTTGGTATGCGCTGGAATGACCACATGTCCATGCTTGACATCCAGCCCACGAGCTTCATCCCAATCCAGTAAATGGATCACTGCTGTTGGAGGCCAGTGACTTACTTCAAAGTCATCAAAGATGACACCCTTCGAAAAGTCACAATCAGCAAGCTGATTCCTGTGACTGACCACAGTTGCTTCAGGAAGTAAGGCACGGGCCCACTGAGTCTTGCCCAATCCAGTTTTTCCGTTGATGTAGAGACAGTGCCAGTCTCCTACGATTTCCGGAGCCAGAGGAAACGCTGATAGCGGTCTGGCGGGAAATTGCAGCTGAGTCGATACATTCCGTACCTTCACCAATGCGCGTCCGATTTGATCATACTTGGTAAGAAAATCATACGGCGCATTCTGTTCCAGGAATTTCATTGCATGGTTCACGCTAGCCGTTCGAGCAATCTTGATTGCATCCGTGAACAGCTCGTCACGCTTGCGCTTACGATCAGAAGTCGGCTCTTCTCCCACAATGAAGGGAGTCTGATCCTCCTTCTTGCAATAGTCCCAATGAAACTTGAACCAATTTTCATAGGACTGGCGAGTAGGGTTTGTCCGCTGCCAAATCAGAATATTTGGATGCTCACCATTGATGTTGAAGTAGGTACCTGCACGCATGTCCTTCTCGACCTCGTACTCGATCAGGACGTGCCAGTGAAGGTTTCCATCCTGATGATGCTCTTGACCTACAATCACTCGCTTCATCCGGATTTGGCGGGCAAACCACTGCGTGATCACATCCCTAGGAATAGCCGATTGGCTATAGGTCAGAAAGAAGGCCTTGCCTCTTATTCTGCCCGCAGCCCGAGGACTCGGACCTAGAGGTATTCTACCTCTAACATCCGTAGGTAGGATGCTTGGGAATCCAAATAGGCGAATACTTCGTTCGCCTTCTCGCTCATCGACGGCCATAGCTTCTGGTTCACTCTGCGCCGGCGCTTCATCTCCCAGTTCTGGGAGTGGTTCACCGATCGGCCAGAGTCCCGCCTGATTGAGCGATCCCATCCATTCGGGGTCTTCTGAAATGGAAGGTAGGGATTCGAACTCATCCTCATCCATTCTTCAACGAGTTGAAGACAATGCACGTTTGCAAGCAAAATGTGCATTGAGCAGGGGAGGGGGGAAGGTAGTGTGTTGTTAATGGAAATTTCCGAAATTTCATAAAAGTTACGGAATTTTTCATTGCCAAGTTGCACTCGGGAAATTGCATCAGTCTGCATAGCGCAGGCGGGCAATCGACGTCGCATCGATAGCCCACGTGGAGGTGCCCGAATCATTCAGCACCGTGCGGAACCACACATACAACGCACCCGTTGAAATGTCCGCAATCGTCTGAGTCGCACTCTGACCGGAGAATACCGTCTCACGTCCGCCGAGCTTGATGAATTTGTCAAAAGTCTTGTACATCAAGACGTCCGCTTCCGTCCCACCTGTGGATCCGAGCGTTCCATCAGCGATCTCAAACATGTGATCACAGAGAATCGAGAATCGATCCGTATTGTCGTAGCGAATCGGCGCTAGCACCGTACTCGCTTCAGTTCCACTCTGAGGCGTATAGCCAAAGATGTCTGACCACACCGGCTGAGCACCATTCGGGCTCTTGTCCCACACCACCACCATGCGCAACGGGGCAAAGCGCTGGTTGGAGGTCGTGGCCGTCAATCCGCTCAGCGCGATAGCCGTACCGCGCAGACGGAGCGACTGGAGTCGGACTTTACGTCCAACTCGATTCCACGACCCCGTTCCGGGCGGAATCAAATTGAGGATGACCACATTCGATGCATCGCTGGTCGTGTTCACGATACCTTGAGCCTGCGTCAAAAGGGTATCGAGACCCTTCAGCTCAGATGCGCTCGAACGAGGCATGTAGTACTTCGCTACTGCATCCGCACCATAGCGGCGTACCGCTTTTTCCTTCGCTGAGTCCGTTGCACGGCGCTTGGCCTTGGGCTCCTTTGCGGAGCCGTCACGTCCTCGCTTTGGCATTTTCGTGAGTTTGTTCCAAACTAACACACTGCACCTTCCAGCACTCGGTGCAGGGCGAGGTAGGCAGGGGAGGGGCAGGGCAGCCAGGGGGGGAGTAGAATCTTAATGCTCCCCCCCTGTGTCCCGGTGCCCCGGACGAAGAGTAAAAGAATATACTAATATTCTTGTTGCTCTTTCTGCCCTAAGCCCTAACCCCGCCCTAAACGAACGTGTGAACTCCGTTCACGCGTTCGCAAGAAAGAAAGAAAAAGAGTTCTTCGAACTCTTGGTCGGGAAAAGAAAGAAAGAAAGAAAAGGGTAAGTATTCGGGGTCAGAGTAGGGTAGGGTAGTTTGGCGGGAAAGGGGCCTAGCTCCAGCACGCGCCTTGTGGTTTATGTACTTCACATAAACCAACAGAAAGTAACTCTTGGTCGGGTTACTTTCTTGCTATGAAGGTACGGCAACTCCCGTTTGTAGCCGAGTACTG